ATTCATTCGTAGGGACACTTCTTCCAAATCTAACGTGCTTTACCTTATGACTTGCAGGTTTCTGTGTCTCCTTGACGATTAAATCGTAATTAAGTATGGAAAGCACACTAATAATAAACCTAACGTCACCACCTTGGATCAACTGCAAATGAGTTTTAGAGATTTCTTCCATCTCTTCGTTACTCCAGCCTTCCAAAAATTTATGCTTTGGAATAAGCCAATGCATGGCTCTACTTTGCACAGTCGTAAACCTCGAATAAATATCAAGCATTAACTTATATTCTTCACGATTATTGTCCAATGACTTTGCTCTAAACAACTTATCATTGTCTTTAAAGTGTGCCAAAGAATATGGATGTCCAATAATCTTAATACTTTGATGTGCAGTTTCCTTAGTAAAATTTTCTGCATCCATCATATAACTTCTATAATCAGAAGTAAGTTCTCTTGATGCTTGCTCTTTCAACACATAATTAGAATAAGCAATATTCATATTCCATTCTTCTTCGTTACGAACAACTGAAGATAATGGAGAACAAAACCACTTACCATCAATCATGCACCACATATCGTACATATACCAACTATCCCCACTAGGATGTTCATACTCATATATATGATAACCTATACGATCTAGATAATCTGTAGGTTCCTCAATCTTGCCCACATACTGTGGCAAATATTTATGATAAAGATTTTTTAAAAGATGAACACGATAATGTTCATCCCATTCTATAAACATATTTTTAAATGGTGGTATTGCAGTTTTAATCATCTCAAGCAATACATGAGGTTTAGACATAGATGCCTCACCTGCATGATCAATTAGCTGATTAGAAACTTTAAACTTTTGAGCATTGACAAACATAGATTGAGTTTCTCTTATCTTACCCTCGGCAATAGACCCACCTTGATATTTTGCCATAGCCCTTTTAGGTTGAGCCATAGCACCAATAATTTCACTTGCCATCAATGGCTTATCATTTATTTCCATTTTGTATTGGCTCCCTTTGCAATCAACATTGCATCTCCTGCAATAACGTCTGTCATGCCATAACTAGCCACAAAGTGCATAGTAGCAGGTTGATTAACTTCCTTACCTTTAAGCTTACCTTCTTCATCAATAAGCAAAGTATCTCCATTATTCAAACGTACACACTCAACCCAACCACCAACAAACTTTTGAGCATCCTCTAAAGTTGGCTGATCTTTTTTATCCCATATAATTTTAAACTTCATCTACTTGCTCCCATTATGATAGTTCATAATAGTTGTATATGGTATTCATTACATACAAGTCAAGTACAAAATTAATTTTTTTATAAATCACTTAAAATATTTTTAGAAAATAAATGTGTAGGATTTCTTCTGACTCGACCAAAATCCTGTTCTTGTGCAGCTCTGGGATCGTCCTCGAATAATTGTTCGGACTCATCTTGACCTTTGCGTTGTTTTTTCTTGCCTTCTTTTAGCAATTTTTTGGTTAAAGCACGAAGCTCATTGTAGTTTTGTGAGGCTGATTTACTCTTACCAGCCATCAGACATTATCTGTAGCTGTTGTTGCTTCGTACTCTCCAGTTGACATTACACCTTCTGTTGTACCAAGCCATTTACGACCACCAGAAGCAGTAAAAGAATACTTTCCGATACGTGCTTCTTGTATAAGTTCCCGAACAATTCCGTCAATGCTTCGTTGTGTCAAGTTGTTCAAGACCTGTGGTGCATCACGATCTGACGTTAATCTTTGCATAATAGCATCTGCTCCTGACTGTTGAGTCAAAGCTCTACCCTCCCGTTCACAGGTTGCAATCCAAGCATACAGGGCATCTTTCTTAATCTGACGATTACTTCCAGAATGTAATCTTTTAATCTCTTCAGTTCTATCCTCCAGTAATCCAGAAAAACTATCTCTAATGAAGTTCCTAATATCTCTGTTTGCAGGTCCGTTTGATTTGACTACTGCTCCATCAAAGCATTTATTTCTTTGATATTCAACACCTATATCCATACAACGTCTACGACCAGTAGCTTCATCGACTTGCCACAGTGCAAAAGCACACCTCACACCATCTACCAATGCTGACGTACCTCTGATAAGTAACCTTGCTTGTTCAGGAGTATTTATAATCGTATCATCCTTAATCTTAGTCATATGGTGACACATAACTACAGAAGCTCCAGTCTCAGTTCCTATCTGTGCCAAAAGACCAGTCAAGGCAGCTCCTGCTGCTGGATCAGCATTAACATCTGCATGAACAAATGATGCCAAAGGATCAAAGATAATCAGCTTTAAATCATTCATTTGCAGAATTTGTTCGTAAAGTTTATCAAATTCATCACTGGTGCTGTATCCATCTCTTGTGTCCTGAAGTATTGGAAATACACCACCTACGTTAGGTAATGAGACCACACGAAGCTCATGCTGGTACGAAAATCTCAAATTGTTCGGATCCAGACGTTCAATTCTCCTGTGCATTTCTGACTCATCATCCTCTGCTGTAAAGATCACAACATTGCCAAATTCACCTATTGTACTACCAAAACTCTCTGCTAAAGGCTGACCCGAAGCTACTTTCATGCCAAGATCAAGTGTCATCATACCTTTACCTGCATCACCTGCTGCAGAAAATATAATCGGTACAGCCAATGGAAATGTGCCATCGACTAAGAACTTTTGTTCGGGTGCTTTTCCGTCAAACCTGCTGACCAGTAAACTATCGTCCAGTAAATTTATGTTACGTTTAGTATGCTTGACTGTTGTGTTTAGGAAGTGCTGTACATCAAAGCTTTCAGATATAGCATCAACTGCATCCCAACCCTCTGGTTTACCTCGTGGTGGAGTTAATGTTGTAACAGATTTGGCTCCTGCATTTAGTGCCAGTTCTTGCACCAGTTCAGCAACCTTACGACCTGCATTGTCATTGTCACCCCATATAATTAATTCTTTGTCCTGCAAAGGACTAAAGTCAAAACGACTGGCTGACTTACGAGATAACATTCCTGCACCACCCATAGTACAGGTTGTTGTGTATCCTAATTCATTAAGTGCATCAGCACATTTCTCACCCTCTACCCATATAACTTTCTCAGAAGCAATTATGTTTGGTATATTATACAAAGGTCTTACATCAGGTATCTTTGGATAAGGTGAGTCTGTAAACTGCCTAAACTCTTTCTTTGGCTTACCATGACTGTCCATAACAGGATTACCTGCATTGTCTTTCATGTTGTATCTTCTGACACGACACAGGATTTCACCATCACCAGACAGGTATAAATGTTCGGAGTCAAATGGTGTATTGACATCAATAGCTCTTTTAAATGTCACACTCAGTTCTTGTGGTATATCTTGTTCAACTGGTGGAGGAGCATTATTATCCAGATAGTTTCCGAACAATTCTTTAATTTCAGGAAGGCGCATACCTCTACCTTCCATCAATATCTTTACAATACCACCAACACCTTGTGATCCGTTGAAATCCGATCCCTTCATAAAGTAAGGTGATCTAGGATTTATGTCTATCTTTAATGATTTGCCAGATTCTCCGTCTAGTGACCCAATTGTAAACACGTCACCCCGAACAATTCCTTGTGGATAAGTATCTCTTAAAGTACTTATCTGGACACTGGCTGGGACTTTCTGACTAATTAGATCAACTAGTTCATTGGCTGACATATCCCTATTCTTATTGCCAATTTTTATAATGTTCATTATACTACCCCTGCTTCATTGGCTGAAGTGTATGAGGGGGATGCTACCTTCTCCCTCATATTTAAACACTCCAACAACTATCTTGAAACTCACAAAACTTACAAGCAAAATAATCACGAGACTGTGCTAATCTTGGCAACATCTCATTTGCTTTTGTGGCTTCTAATATTAATACAGCCTTATCACTAACCTCTTGTGCCAAAGCTTTGTTAAAAGGTATAAGCTCATAATATATCTCACTTGTATTTTTATTTAATACTGTGAACAAACACGGATTGTCTGTTAATTGCATATAAGCTTGATACAAAGCAACCTGTGCTGCATACACAGGATTTGCTATTGATACACCTTTTGTTTGAAACTCTCTAAACTTTTTATCATTGGCTGACTTGCATTCCCATAACATAGGATACTGTGTTTCCAAAGGTCCGTTACATATAACACCATCTATATGACCTTTGACTTCACCTTCTGCTATACTGAAACCAAATTGTTCGCCATTTTTGTCCTCCACTCGTAAATCAAAACCAGCTTGTCTAAGCCACCCAGCCACACTAAATTCTATCTCGTGACCAAACTGAAATATACGCAAGGTCTTGGCATCAAAATCCCGATTGTCATCAATTGGCTGACCCATGTAACGATATTGTATCTTACGAGAACAGGAATCTCCTAAAGTAGAAGCACCAATGTAAGTTCTTTTCTTGACCTTTTTGTT